CTGGTGCAGCCTGATCTGGCCGCAATGTTCGCATTGGCGCAAAGGCAGCTTGATGAGGCCATACGCGTTGGCGACCCGAAGCTGGCGGCACAGAAATCTGCGTCACTGGCCAAGGGCTGGATCGCGATGGACAAAGCTGCACGAGCGGCAGGCCACAAGCCAGAGGATGTCGGCAACGTCTGGTTCCATGCGTCAGATGACGGTAAGCATAAGTATTGCTTCTGCGCCCGGGCGAACGATGGCGTCCAGTTGGCCAAGCGATACCCGGATCACATTGTTGTATCGTTTGAGGAGGTCGCACGGCTAATGCAGGCGACTGATGCAGGTGTGGCTGTGGCAGCAGTAAAGCAGGTGTTCCCAGGTGCTACAGTGGCAGCAGGACGCATTCCACGCGGGGGAGATGAGATACCTTTTTGACGTGCTAGAGTTTTGGCAGTATACCTGACATAAGGTATTGCAGGAGGCACGGTTGAGGAAGAAAAGCACGCCGCCAAGGTCGCCGCCGAATCCAGTTGAAGCTGTCATCGAGCAGGCGGTCAAACCAACAGGACGGCCAAGCGGCAAGACGCCAGAGGTTATGGAGGCTGTGCTGATCCGCATATCATCAGGCCGCTCGTTGGCATCGGTTGGCAATGATGACGATATGCCAGATGTCAGGACGTTGCATAGGTGGATAGCGGAGGACGACGCCTTTCGTCAGGCTTACACGCGTGCCTGTGCGAACCGTAGCCTCGTTTACGCTGACACCATTGGTGACATTGCAAAAGGGGTATTAGCGGGCAAAATAGCGCCCGACGCTGCCCGTGTCGCAATCGACAGCTACAAGTGGCTTGCTGCCCGGCTACAGAGCGGCCTGTACGGCGACAAGGCCGAGGTGAACGTGAACCATAGCCACACGTTGCACCTTGACGCCTTGCGTCAGTTGGCACAGGAAGCACGGGATAGCAGGGTGATAACGGTAATCGATAACGAGGAACCTAGTGGGCCAGTAGCTATGCCACGGCTGTAGCGGGGTATGCAGGCGTCACCTATACCGTGGATGCTGGATACCCCCCCCCGCCCGGCCCCCCCGGGGGTGCGGCTGCTAATGCACCACCCCTCACACAAAATCACAACTCAAAAGGTGAACAGTGAAGCACAAGCCGCAATCTAAACAGGCAGAAGGCCGCCCCGGCTACGAGATCATCTGGCGCGACATTGGCGACCTGCTTCCGTATGCACGCAACAGTCGCACGCACAGTGATGCACAGGTGGCTCAGATTGCTGGCAGCATCCGTGAGTTTGGCTGGACCAACCCGATCCTTGTTGATGCGGACGGCACAATTATTGCCGGGCATGGCCGCGTCATGGCGGCAAGGAAGCTGGGTGAGCAGCAGGTGCCTGTGATAACTTTGGGGCATATGACGGATGCCCAGCGCCGGGCTTATGTAATTGCGGATAACCAGTTGGCTATGAACGCCGGGTGGGATGCCGACATGCTAAAGGTGGAAATCGCGGAACTAGCTAGCGCGGACTTTGATCTGAGCTTACTGGGCTTTGATGACAAGGTGCTGGCGGGGCTGATGGCGGAAGAGACGGACGGGTTGACTGATCCCGATGAGGTGCCGGAGCCTCCGGTTACCCCGGCAAGTGTGCTGGGTGATGTGTGGGTACTTGGGAACCATAGGCTGATGTGCGGCGACTCGACCAGCATCAACGCGGTTGAGAAGCTGATGGGCGGAAGCAAAGCGGATATGGTGTTTACTGACCCACCATATGGGATGAGTTATGAGGGTGGGCGTGGGAAAAAAAAGTTTGGTATGATTGCCAATGATGATGCGCAGGGTGCGGACCTAATCGCCTTGGTTCGCGATGCGTTGGTTGGCGCAAAAACTTGTAGCAAAGCGGGCGGCGCAGCTTATGTGTGTTTTCCTTGGCGCACCTATGCGCAATTTGAAAACGCCATGCAGGAATGTGGGTTTGATATTAGTGCCTGCATTGTTTGGGACAAGAAGAGCATCGGACTAGGACATCAGCACTACCGCCCGCAACACGAATTTATTTTCTACAGCAAGGGCGGGAGCTTTTACGGAGATAGAAGTGAATCCGACGTTTGGTATATGAGCCGGGGTAGCACTGGGGAGTATGTCCACCCAACTCAGAAGCCGGTTGAGCTTATTGTCCGGGCGTTAAATAATAGCAGTAAATCCGGCGATGTTGTGATTGACTGTTTCGGCGGCAGCGGGTCAACGCTAATTGCCTGCGAAAAGAACGGTCGCCATTCTCGCCTCATGGAACTGGACCCGAAGTATTGCGATGTCATAGTCAAACGCTGGCAGGACTTCACCGGGCAGCAGGCAATTCTTGAGGGAGATGGCCGCACGTTTGCGGAGGTGGCTGATGGACGGTTGGTATAAGTATGTTCTGCACAGGCTTGTTGTGGATTACGAGCATCTTGGCTGGCGCGTTGTCGCTGACCTTGGTCCTCCTCATAATCACTATTCTGTTTTGATGCAGTGGTACGGCGATGGCGAACCTGTGATGCCGGGAAAGAAAGCACCTAATGGCTGACAACAATGACGCTGGGGCTTACGTTGATTTCATCCGTGCTTACAAAAATGATCCTGTTGCCTTTGTGCGCAAGGTTCTAAAGGCAGAACCGTTGCCGTGGCAATGCGAGTTCCTTGAGGCGATAGCCCGTGGTGAACGCCGCATAAGCGTCAGGGCTGGCCACGGTGTCGGAAAGTCGACAGCCTGCGCATGGGCGTTGATCTGGCACGCCTTGACGCGCTACCCACAGAAAGGTGTTGTGACCGCACCGACCGCTGCTCAGTTGTTTGACGCTTTGTTCGCCGAGTTGAAGGCATGGATCAACAAGCTGCCGCCAGTGCTACGTGACAGCATTGATATGTTCTCAGATAAAATCGTATTGCGCGGAGCGCCGGAGTCCAGCTTCATCTCGGCTAGGACATCCTCGGCAGACAGGCCGGAGGCGCTGGCTGGTGTGCATAGCGAGCATGTGTTGCTGGTGGTGGATGAGGCGTCGGCTATCCCGGAGACGGTCTTCGAGGCTGCGGCTGGATCGATGTCAGGACATAGTGCGACGACCATCCTGATCTCAAACCCGACACGCGGCTCTGGTATGTTCTACAAGACGCACCACCAGCTTGCGTCCGACTGGTTCAGGATGCATGTTTCGTGCTTAGATAACCCATTGGTTTCAAAGGACTTTGTCGCACAGATCGCGGCAACTTATGGAGAGTCGAGCAATGCTTTTCGAATACGGGTCTTGGGAGAGTTTGCTCTTGCAGACGATGATACTCTTATTCCTGCTGAGCTGGTTGATGGTGCAATTAACAGAGACTTGACGGTCAGCCGCGATGAGCCTGTGGTGTACGGGTTAGACGTTGCCCGGTTTGGCACGGACAGGACTGCCCTCTGCAAGCGGCGCGGATCTGTGGTTGAGGAGATCAAGTCATGGGGCGGCTTGGACCTGATGCAGACTGTTGGCATGGTGGTCAATGAGGCTAAGTTAGACCGGCCCATTGAGATATGCGTAGACACGATTGGATTGGGTTCCGGCGTGGCAGATCGCCTCCGGGAGCAGGGGTATAATGTGCGGGACGTGAACGTGTCGGAATCTTCGGCCATGAACCCGAATGCCAACAAGCTGCGGGATGAACTGTGGATGGCGGCGAAGGATTGGCTGGCCACCCGGTCTGTTAAGCTGCCCAAGGACGACATGCTTCGGATGGAATTGGTGGCCCCGAGATACACATTTACAAGTTCTGGTAAACTTGTGGTAGAGTCGAAGGACAGCATGAGAAAGCGCGGCCAGCGGTCGCCTGACTTGGCTGATAGCCTGTGCTTGACGTTTGCCAGTTTGGCCGCTGGCGTTGGTGGCCGTGGTACGCCTTGGGTTCAGGGTAAAGCGATTAGACGGAATATACGAGGAATCGTGTAATGGCCAAGACGCCAGCATGGCAGCGTGCAGAGGGTAAAAATCCCAAGGGCGGATTGAATGCCAAGGGCCGGGCGTCTGCCAAGGCTGAGGGCATGAACCTGAAGGCTCCAGTTAAGACTGGCGATAATCCGCGACGTGCGTCATTCTTGGCTCGTATGGGGAACATGCCGGGGCCGGAGCGGGATGAAAAGGGACAGCCAACACGTCTACTACTTTCGTTGCAGGCGTGGGGTGCGGGTTCTAAAGCGGCAGCAAAGGCCAAGGCAAAAGCTATCTCGGCGCGAAATAAGGGAAAGGACTGAACATGGACCCGGTTTGGGAAACGAAAGACCCGACGAAGAAGGACAAGAAGTTGTCCCCAAAGCAGAAATCTTCTGCTAAAGCTATGGCAAAGGCTGCTGGTCGGCCCTATCCGAATTTGGTCGATAACATGCGCGTCTCGCGCAAAAAGAAGTAGGGGCATCGCATGTCATCTTATCTTGCAAATGGCCGGTCATGGGATGACGCGGTTGCTATCACCAAGTCCGACACCGAGAACAATGCCTTCTCCGGCATCTATGTTGGCGGCGCTGGTAACATTTCTCTTGTGACCGAGGCTGGCACGACGGTTGTGTTTACCGCCCCGCCTGTTGGCACGATCATCCCGATCCGCACCAGCAAAGTGTTGGCTGCGACGACGGCTACCCTTCTGGTCGGCTTCAGGTAAGGAAATATCATGGACCGCATGACAGAAGCCGAGGTCGAGATGGGCGGCGAGGATGGCGATGCCTGTCCTGTCGCCACCTATGATCTGACCATTAATCTCCAGAACCGTGGCAAGGCGATCAAGAAGGCCGACTACGGCCCGATGAACCCTAATAAGCCTAACGAGGATTACTGGCGCAAGATGGCATCCAAGTGGGACACTGATCCCGAGGACGCCAAGTCTATGCTTTGCGGTAATTGCTCTGCGTTCAACCAGACGCAGAAGATGATGGATTGCATTGAGGAGGGTCTGGCCAAGGATCGCTCTGAGGATGCAATGGAAGTCATCGACGCTGGCGATCTGGGTTTCTGCGAAGTGTTCGACTTCAAATGCGCCTCCAAGCGTACATGCGCTGCATGGATTGCCGGTGGTCCTGTCACGGATGAAGAAGACGACATGGACGAGGAAGGCGAGTATGCCGAGGATGAGGAGTATATGTCGTGAAGCTCGGCATCTGCGTCCCGGCACGCGACAGCGTTGACACGGCGTTTGCCCACTGCCTGTCTCTATTGACAGCGCGGTTCTACGGCAATGCACCGGCTGGGACTGCGATGCACGTCAACTTCCGCAACGGGACGCTGATTGCAGACCAGCGGTGCAAACTGGTTGAGATGTCTCTGGGGCAAGACTGCGATTATGTCTTGTTCTTGGACAGCGACATGACGTTTCCGGCGAACCTTGTTGAGCGGATGGTTGCGCATGACAAGGACATTGTTGCCTGCAACTACGCTACGCGCCGCCTGCCTGTGAAGACTGTTGCGTTCAAGTCGTTTGAAAACCTTGAGAATATGTATTCTCTTGGCAAGGGCGGCTTGGAAGAATGCGACGCTGTTGGCATGGGCGTGATGCTGGTGAAGGCAGAGGTCTTCAGGAAGCTTAAATATCCGTGGTTTCAAATCCATTACATGCCAAACGCCCGCATCTGGATGGGCGAGGATATGTACTTCTGCAAGCTGGCTAAGGCTGGCGGCTACAAGATATGGATCGACCACAGCCTGTCTAACGAAGTCGGGCATTCTGGAAGTTTTGTTTTTCTGCACGATCACACTGCTGATGCGGCGCAGGAGAATGACGTAGCCGAAGCGGCGCGTCTTATCGAGGAGGCTGCGGAATGAAGGCTGATAAAAAAATATCAAAAGTGATGACGGAATATGGAGCTGGCAAGCTTAAATCCGGTTCCAAGTCTGGTCCTGTGGTAAAGAGCAAGAAGCAGGCTGTCGCGATTGCGTTGTCCGAAGCTGGCATGTCCAAGAAGAAGAAATGAATCACTTCTTCGAGGAGATACAGGGCTGGTTCTGCTTTGAGGAACCGTATCGGCAGGCTGTCCGTGAGGCGGCTGACGGCTCTGTATTCGTTGAACTCGGCTGCTGGAAAGGGCGATCAGCCTGTTTTCTGGCAGTCGAGGCTGTAAACTCGGGCAAGAGTATTAAGCTGAATTTTGTTGACCACTGGGGAGGGTCAAACGAGAAGGCGCATAAAACTGATCCGGAACTGCAAAATGTCTTTGAAGTGTTCAAGGCGAACATTGGCCGAGTACCGGACGCAGACGTGACGATCCACAGGTCTGACAGTTCAACGGCGGCAGAAGCATTTGCAGACGGCAGCGTTAGTTTTGTTTGGATTGATGCGGGTCACGGGTATGATGAGGTGCTTGCTGATATTACGGCATGGTGGCCAAAGGTGGCTCCGGGTGGCGTAATCGGCGGTGACGACCTGCCTATGGTTGGTGTAAAACAGGCAGTGGAAGAATACTTTCCTGCCCACGAGAGCGGCACGCAGCGGGGCTGGCAGTGGTGGCGGGTAAGAAAAGGAACAAGCAATGGCTAATGGCATTACCCCCGGCAGGTACGATCCAGACTTGATACCGCAATCTGCTGATGGAGCCACGGATTCGGCGTACAACCTTGAGACAGGTTTGCTGACGCCATACAAAGACCCGATGGACGATCAGCAGTTCCGCTACATCGTCTTTCAGGCCATTCAGGACGCCGAAACGTATATTGACAGCTACCTTGCGCCCGAGCGCGAAGCTGCCATGTCGTACTATCTGGCCGCGCCGTTTGGCAATGAGGAGTCTGGTCGCTCTCAGGTTGTGATGACCGAGGTGCGTGACACCGTTCTGGCCATGCTGCCCAGCCTGCTGCGCATCTTTA